ACAGAGAGCTAGGATTATACCAGCGTGTTGCTTGGAAGTCCCAAGGCAATGGAAGCGTCCTAGCCGCAGAGTTCTAAACCAGTCGATGAAAACATTAAAGATTAAAATGCCAAGAAAGAAAAAAGAAGAAAAGAAGGAAGCCGCAGCTCCTGAAGCTAAAGCTCCTAAGAAGAAAGCTATAGCTCCACTAACAGGACTTAGCTTCAACAGATTAGACCTCAACGCATTGTTGGATAAGGTCAATGAGCTTGTCGAAGCTCACAACTGCGACTGCAAGTAAGATGCCTAAAGGAATTGGATACAAAAGGGGCAGAAAGAGAATGATGTCCATGATGACAAAGAAAGAGGCTCAAAGCCTCGGCAAACCAAAGCGTAAAGACGCTAAGGGTTTGTTGTCAGCATTCGCAGAAGAAGTACAAAAGGATAGGAAATTACGACAAGCCCGTAATTCGGGCAGAGGCTTGACGGGGAGAACCCGTAAGCGTTTCACACGATCCCTCAACAAGAACATTCAAGGTGGGGGAAATAAATAAATGGTCGAACTAAAACAAATAAAATAAAATGGCAATCAGATTACCATTAAAGACTGTAGGTGCTTTTAGTGACGACAACGACACAGGTGCTGGGTCTGTTGCTGGAGGTATCGCACATCAGTTTGAGCTTCCACAAGACACGGACAACGTAGTAGTTAAGCTAACAGCTTCTGTTGCTGGTACTGGTGTAAGTGCTGCATTGCAGACCACAGATGACGGGGGAACAACTTGGTATGACGTAGGTCGTACAAGTATTGTTTCCGATGCAAACGGGACAACAGCCGAGTGGCTATCAGCTCCTGTAAGTGGTTTTGGGTTCTCATCAGGAGTCCAAGCACAGACATCTGTTGCTGGTTCTACTAACGTGGCAGTAGCATTGAACTCAATCGGTACAGCCGCAGCTTCAGCTTTAGGGCAGAAGCAAATGAGTGGTATGCCTATTCTTTCACGAACAGGTAGAGTGTTCATCATTATTGATGGAGACGTAACATCAGCAGCAAGTAACACACTAGACACTACGGTTATGGCTAACAGCCAATCAGCCACCGCCTAACAATGAACAACTCTAAACTCACAATTGATGGCTTTACACTGCAGGAAGATGTTCAAGTAGATGTAAGGCCTCACTTGCGACAACAGCAAGAATCAGTTGTGTCAGTTTTAGAAGCATTGGAAGCAGTCAATAGATCACAGCATTGGCAAACTTTGCAAAGTAAAGTCTTTCAAGAATCATTGGGACTATTGCAGAAGCAAATCCGCAATGAGAAAGACCCTAAAGAGTTGTTCCGTATTCAGGGGAAATTGAACTGGGGGGAGAAATATACAAACCTCGAAGACTTAATTCTCGAATACAGGCGAAGGCTCGAAAACATTAAAAACCAAATAAAACAACATGGCTAAGAAAGACACTTCGGGGACGGAGCCCCAAACTGCTCCTGAGACCGAAACTCCTGCTCCTGTAGCACCAGCTCCAGTGCAGAGAGTTAAACAAGTAGAACGACAAGGAAGTGCAGCCGTACCTTATGTACACAGATACCCAGAAGTAAGAGGAGGTGTCTGCGAGTTCTGTGGGGTATTGGATAACACCATACCATCACAGTTCCAGTACAAGTTATGTCCGCACTATCGAGGTCAGCAGTTACGATGTTCATATTGTGATGCGACTAAAGACCCAGACGAAGTTTTGGGTAGATCAGTCCTCAACGTATATGACCACCCAGATAACCCTGACAAATTAGTCGTAGTGTGCGACAACTACGAGTGTACTCGTAAGCATGAAGGCAGGTTTCAAACCGCTTCCTAGAGTTCACATTTCTCGTTCAATAGGTTAGTCTCCTATGGACGATGTACTAACGACTACAACTTTCTTGGTGCAAGGATTCGCCCCCCGCACCAATGATCAATAAACAAAAATAAAATGGCAGACACAAACGACACATTAGATTTAGATCTAGACGAGCTAGATCAGAACATTGAGAGACATAACAAGGTCGAAGAAAGAATAAAATCTCTATCGAGCAAAGTTGCTGAAACAGCAACCGAAAGAGACCAACTCAAGCAAGAGAAAGAAGAGCTTCTCAAAGAGAAGGAGACGCTTGAGAAGGAAAAAGAGTTCCTTTCTTCGTTCACAGACGTGACCAGTAAGTTTCCAGGAGCAACGGAACACAAAGATGCTATCTGGGAAAAGGTACAATCTGGTTATTCAGTAGAGGATGCTGCATTAGTAGTAACCGAAGCTAATAAACCAGAAGAAACCGAGGAGGCTCCAAAAGAGCCACCTAAACCAGAATCTCCAGCAGGAGGTTCAGCAACCACAGTTCCTACCGCAGTTGGCGATAAACCAATTAGCGAAATGACTCGTGATGAGAAACTAGCTGCACTCAAAGAAGCAGAACAGAAAGGAGAAATCTCTACTCGCTAGAGAGAACAAATAAATGGCAGTAACATTAAGAGAAAGTACATGGGGTGGAAGTTCTAATAACACTTCCGAACTTTTGACTTCCTTCATTCGTGAAGAAATCAAGGTTTTAGAGCCTCAGTTACAATACGCCAGGTTAGGTGTTCGCAGAGATAGTCCTAAAGGATTTGACCGCATCGTATTCCCACAAACCAACCAGTTACCTGTAAAAATCAACACATCTATGGTTACAGTAGGTGGACCAGGTGGTATGGCAGGTGGTGGTTCAGTATTCGGTGCTGGGGCTTCAATCCAGGGTGGACAAGCATCTGACGCTAGAGGATACCCAGTATCTTCAACACAAGGTGTGGACGCAATAACTGAGGGTACTAACCCAACCGCTATTAAGTGGGGTGCAACTTCATACAGCACTGGCCCTGCACAATACGGAATCTTGGTAGAAGTATCTGACCTATTGGTACACAACTCAGCTATTGAGGTTGTAGAAAATGCAACAATGCAGGTTCGCAACGCATTAGCTAGACTTGTTGATACAGCTATCCAGACAGTAGTAAACGCTGGAAGCAACGGAGTAATCTACGCTGGTGGTAAGACCACTCGTGCAGGATTAGCTGCAGGTGATACTCTAACTCAGTCAGAAATGACTAAGGCCTACAGGAATCTAGCCGCTTCAAACGCTGGAGGACTAAAGCCTTTCGAGGACAAGTATTATGTAGCAGTAATCCACCCATTTGCAGAAGCAGACTTGATGAGTAATACATCAACTGGTGCTTTTGTAGATGTTGGACGCTACACATCTGTAGACGACTTGAGAGCTGGAGCTATGGGAGACTTCCGTGGTATTCGATACCTACGCACAGCCTACCAGAACTACTTCAACTCAACAGTGAACGTATTCCCTACAACTGTTTTGGGAGACCAAAGCTTTGGTTGGGGATTCTTCCAAGAACCTACACCAATCTTGCGTTCAGCTCCTGACAGTAACGACCCATTGGCACTATTCACCTCTATTGGTGGAAAAGTAACCTTGGGTGCTACAAGATTCGAAGATCAACCTGGAGTTCACAGGATTGCGAGAGTCGAGTCAGCAGTATCAAGCTAGTAGTTTGACGATGTGGGTCTGAGTAATCGGACTCACTCGTCAGGTTAGTAACCTGAATAAATAAATGGCAACATTAGCTAACACATTAAGTTTCGCTAGAGCACAAGCACAAACCGATTCCAACGGCTTAACTGATGCTAACGGAATAGAGTTTGCAAACGAGGCATTACTAGACTTCCATAGGAGGTTAATTCAAGCAGGAGTAGATGCTTCACAATTACAAGAGTCGCTGATCGTGACGGAGCAGTAGACACAGCTACTTACCTTTATCCAACAGATATGTGGTTCTTAAAAGCTATTGAGCTTAACTATGGCGGGACAGACCCCAAGGGGTATATAACAGCAGACCAAGTAGATGTATCTAACCTACCAGCAGGGACTTCATTTAGTGAGCTAAGAAGTTCAGCCAGTACAAATAACCCTAAATTTGACGATAGAGGAGACCACTTTGAGATTTACCCCACCCCAACATCAGCTCATAACGTATCAGAGTTAATCCGTATCTTTTATTACAAAGAGCCTACCGAGTTCACAGCAACAACAGATGCTATTGCATATCCAGTAAGTTTAGATCACAGGATTCTAGGGTGGAGAGTAGCCGCAGATTATAGCTACGCTATCGGCAAAATGGAAGAAGGAGACAGGTTCACACAGAAATACGAGGAGAGAGTTTTAGATTTAATAAAAACCCTAAGTCGAGGGACACAACAGCCAATACAGGCTACAAGATTACCGATAACGGGTTGGGAGTTCTAATATGAGTTGGACAAACATTTCAAAACCTACAGACGCAACCTACACCAGAGTTAATGATGCTGGGAGAGAGGTTTATGACGACCAGAATGTGATGTATGATGACACCAGTGTGTTCTACGATGGAATAGACCCATTGGCATGGACAGACATAGCAAAGCCAATCGGAACAGCACAGGTAGTTGCGGGTATGGCAACAGGATTGATTACGCCATTCACGCAAACAAGGACTGCTCTGGTCGGTCAGCCCTGGGTAAACGTAAATAAACCAACATAATGAGTAATTACGATTTTTTAGACGCACATAGTTCCATATTATCAGCAGAATCAAGTCTTGTTGCCGCTTCAACACACCGACAGGTTATTGAAATAGCTAAACTACCATCGGCTTCAGTATCAGGAACAGTAGGAGCTTCAATAATAGGATTAGCACCAGTATCAGTAGACGAACTACAGGGAGCATCAGTAAGTGGTAGGGTAGAGACAACCCAGACTGGAACAGTAATTTCATCCATATCAGGAACTCCATCAATCTCTGGAACAGTATTGATAGGCACTGACCCTGTAAATGTAGATGCTACTGGACAAGGAGATGTACCAATCACACTAGGTGGTGAGGCAGTAGTATTAGGTGCTGGGACAGCACAGATAGGTAATATTTCAGGTTCAGTTGTAAGTTTCCAAGGTGATACCAACTTAGACATAGCGGGTTCGGTAGCAGCATTAGTAACTAATCCTGTAAGCTCTGTAGCAGTACGTGGTAATATCGCAAGTTCTATTCAAGGAGTTGCAGCTATTACGACTACTTCAGTTACTACATTGGTAGCAGCCGCAGGAGCAGGAGTAGCAAACCACATAACAGATATTATCATCGCCAACCAGGGTGATGCAGGAACGCTAATAACATTCAAGTCGAATGGCGGTGCTTCAACATTAGGATACGCCTATGCTCCAGCAACAGGTGGTACTAACATACAGGGACTTTCAGTTCCAATAGCAACACCAGCTAACCAATCTTTTGACGTACAGGCAGGGACGACTACATCAATCCTCGCAACAGTCAAAGGATATACTGAATAATGGCTCTTAAAGACAACCTAATCTCATATTTCAAGCTAGAAGAAGCGTCTGGAACACGGGATGATGCTCATGGCTCTAATGACCTAACAGACAATAATACTGTTACGCAAACCACTGGTAAGGTTGGTAATGCCGCACTATTTACAGCAGCCAACTCAGAGTCACTTAG